AACAGAAACGAAAACTTAAACCGCAAGCACTGAGGCAAGCAAAAGCACGACTCGCCCAGTTCAAAAAGCGTCACATGGGTCGCCCAAAAGGCGACCTTTTCGTTTTATAGTGGTTCTATACGAAACGAATCCAATGTCTGTTCGCCACGAAATCAAATCTCAACTCGCCAAACTGCTTGCCACTGAGGATTTGGTGGTGGAGCATAAAAAAGTTTCCACTGCTTGCTTCAATGTCCATACTCGTGTTCTGACACTGCCTCTGTGGGAGAAGGCAAGCAACCTTGTGTATGATCTCCTGGTAGGGCACGAGGTAGGACACGCTCTCTTCACTCCCGATGAAGATTGGAGCGAGACTGCAAAGGTTCCTCAGCAGTTTGTAAATGTAGTTGAGGATGCTCGCATTGAGAAACTGATGAAGCGCAAGTATGCTGGACTTGCTAAGACTTTCTTCAACGGATACAAAGAACTGAACGAGGAGGATTTCTTTCAAGTTGCCGATGATGATATTTCCACTTTCAATCTTGCTGACCGAGCAAACCTTTACTTCAAGATTGGTAACTTTATCACTCTCGATTTCAATCCAGAAGAGCAAGAAATCATTAATCTGATTGGTGCAACTGAAAGTTTTGCAGATGCGTTGATTGCAGCAGAGGAACTTTACAAATACTGCAAGAAAGAAAAGGAGCAACAACAGAAGGTTGCTGACTTTGATTCTCACGAAACTCAAGGAAATTCACAATCTCCTGCTAGCGATTTTGTGGAGACTAATGACTCCTCTTCGGAGCAAGAAGGTGTGAATGATAACTCCTCTGAAAAGGAGTCTGAGGAGTCCTATGGCGGCACTGCGCAAGGAGATCAAACTCCTGTAAAATCTTCGGAAACTAAGGATGAACCTGAAGTCCGCACAGCAGATTCTCTGGAAGATAAAATCCGAGACCTTGTAAACGATGAAGGATATGAGAATGTCTATGTTGAGATTCCTCAAGTAAATTTGAGTACTGTAATTGCCAGTAATTCTGAGGTTCATAAAGAGATCGATTATTCTTTCTCTCACCAGCAAAGCATTCATAATCAACACGCTGAGAGCCAAAATTATACTCCAACAAATCTTTATAAAGAGTCTGACCTTGAGTTCAAGAAGTTCAAGTCTTCTGCTCAAAGAGAAGTAAACTATCTTGTAAAAGAGTTTGAGTGCCGCAAAGCAGCAGACCAGTATGCTCGTTCTTCAACTGCTCGCACTGGTGTACTTGATACAACTCGTTTGCATACCTATAAGTACAATGAAGACTTGTTCAAGAAAGTTTCCGTAATTCCTGACGGCAAAAATCACGGTCTTGTATTTGTGCTGGACTGGAGTGGTTCCATGGCTGATGAAATGCTTGATACTTGTAAGCAACTCTTCAACCTCGTTTGGTTCTGTAAGAAAATCTCCATTCCTTTTGAGGTTTATGCCTTCACTAATGAGTGGCGTCGTGGTGAGTGGGATTATGAAAATGAGCGTTATCTTGCTGCTGACCGCGAACCTCACTACCAAAGGAAAAGTGGACTGCTTGTTGTCGATGAAACTTTTTCAATGATGAATGTTCTTACCAGTAAAGTTTCTGGTAAGGATTTGGAAAATCAAATGCTGAATATTTGGCGTCTTGCCTCTTGTTTTGGCAATGCCTATCACTCTCCTTATACTTACTCAAATCGCCTTTCTCTTTCAGGAACTCCTCTAAATGAAGCACTGATTGCACTTCACCAAATTCTCCCTAAGTTTCAGAAAGAAAACAAACTTCAGAAAGTTCAGTGTATTGTTTTGACTGACGGTGAGGCAAATCAACTCATTTATCATAAAGAAGTTCAGCGTCGTTGGGAAAAAGGACCAACTCTTGGAACTGGATATATCCATCCTATTGGAACATTTCTTCGTGACCGCAAACTTGGAACTACCTATCAATTTGGTTATGGTCACCACAATTTTACGGATGTTCTCCTTAGGAATTTGAAAGATAAGTTTTCCTCAACAAACTTCATTGGTATTCGTGTTCTTGAAGGTCGCAATGTAAGTCACTTCATTCAACTCTATCATTCTCATAATGATAAACAGTATGAAAAAATTCAAAGTGACTGGAAGAAACTGAAGAGTTTCACCATTACTAAGTCTGGTTATGATGCATACTTTGGTTTGTCTGCTACAGCACTTTCTCAGGACACTGAGTTTGAAGTTGCTGAGGATGCAACCAAGTCTCAAATCAAATCTGCTTTTGTCAAGTCTCTTAAAACCAAAAAACTAAATAAAAAAGTTCTTGGTGAGTTCATTTCTTTAGTCGTATGAAAACTAAATTTCCATTTGAGCACGTAGTAAAATACGATACAAAAGAAGTATGGATTAAGTGTGGTAGTAGTATATCTGCTATGGGAATTCCTGCTTTAGTAAGTAAATACTATCCAGGATATACTGGACATATTGCTACTGAGGAGTATCTGAGAGCTCTCAAGAACCAGTTAGCAAACTGACCACTGAGGTCCCGAACGGACCTCTTTTTCGTTTATAATGACTAGGTTGAAACAAAGCAAACGAATGGCACTCTCCTCTGACTACATCCGCACTTCACTTCAGAACCTGTATGGTAACACTATTACAGGTGCTGATATTCGTGCCTGGTGTAGTATGAACGATGCTAATTATCAAACTGTAAGTAAGAAACTTGATCAATATAAAATCTCTCGCGGCAAATGGAACCTTGAAGTGACTCAGCAAAAAGTAGAAGAAATCGAACGTACTTTCCAAGCACCTTCTGTTGTCCCTCCTATCGAACAAAACCTAATTCCTGATAAAGATGATACCTTCGTCAAGTTTGGTAACTTTGGTGATGTTAAGAAAATTATTCAGTCCCGTCTTTTTTATCCTACGTTCATTACGGGTCTTTCGGGTAACGGTAAAACGTTCTCTGTGGAGCAAGCGTGTGCTCAACTTAAGCGTGAACTGATTCGTGTAAACATTACTATTGAAACTGATGAAGACGATCTTATCGGGGGTTTCCGCCTTATTGATGGGAATACTGCTTGGCACAACGGTCCCGTCATTGAGGCACTGGAGCGAGGAGCAATCCTGCTTCTTGACGAAATCGACCTCGCTAGCAATAAAATTTTGTGCCTCCAATCCATCCTTGAAGGAAAGGGTGTCTTCCTGAAAAAGATTGGTCGCTGGGTAAAACCTGCCGATGGATTCAATGTGATTGCCACGGCAAACACGAAAGGTAAGGGTAGCGATGACGGTCGTTTCATCGGCACCAATGTTCTCAACGAGGCGTTCCTGGAACGCTTCCCTGTGACCTTTGAGCAGTCCTATCCTGCTCCTGCTACTGAGCAGAAGATTCTGGAAGGTGTTGCTCTGGACCTGCAGGTAGAAGACCGTGACTTCTGCAAGCGCCTTGTGGATTGGGCAGACATTATCCGTAAGACCTTCTACGATGGTGGTATTGAGGAAATCATCAGCACCCGCCGTTTGGTTCACATCATCCGTGCTTACAGTATCTTCCAAGATAAAGCAAAGGCAATCCAAGTGTGTGTGAATCGTTTTGATGACGAAACCAAGCAAGCATTCCTTGAACTGTACGACAAAGTGGATGTTGATTTCCAAATGCCTGTTGACCAGGAGGCACAATCCTGATATAATTGTGGAAGGTAAAAAAGTGCCTTCCTTTTTGTTTTTATTTTGAAATGCAATGACTTTTAGTTCAAACTCAAACGATTTGATTAATTTTATTGATCCACATCCTGTACAAGATTTTGCATACAGCGATATTAATTTTAACCTTACTATGCCTGAAGACACAAACAGAAATGGTTTCTGGAAATACGAAGAAGATAAAACTCTAAAGGAAGTGGAGCAATATCTTTCCAGCACCTATCATTCGCATTATACTTCTCAAGACTCTAAGACTCAGACTCTTGATTTGATTGAGAGTATTGGTGATGCAGAAGCATTTACTCGGTCAAATGCAATCAAATACCTTTCTCGTTTTGGTAAGAAGAATGGTAAGTCTAAGCAAGACATTCTAAAGGCAATTCATTATTGCATTCTTCTGTACCACTTTGCGGGTCTTCACAAAAACACTACTTCTGACTTTCCTTATTGATTATGAAACTCTCTGACAAAACTCTAACTCTGCTGAAGAACTTCTCTTCTATCAATCAATCTATCCTGTTTAAGGAAGGTAATAATCTCCGTACTATTTCTGTAATGAAGAACATCCTTGCAGAAGCAACAATTGATGAAGAACTGCCTAAGGATTTTGGTATCTATGATTTGAACCAATTTCTGAATGGTCTCAACCTGCATCACAATGCAGAACTTGATTTCCAGAATGATGGATATGTTGTTATCAAAGAAGGCAAGTCACGTTCTAAGTATTTCTTTGCAGATCCTAATGTAATTGTTACTCCTCCTGAAAAAGATATCGTTCTTCCTAGTGAAGATGTTTGTTTCCTTCTTGACACAAAAGAACTTGATAAACTCCTCAAGGCAGCAGCAGTTTATCAACTTCCTGACTTGTCTGTGGTTGGTGAAGCAGGTGTTGTAAAACTGGTTGTCCGTGATAAGAAGAATGATACTTCTAACGACTTTTCCGTTGTTGTCGGTGAAACCGATGAAGTATTTACTTTCAACTTCAAGGTTGAGAATATCAAGATTCTTCCTGGTAATTATGAGGTGGTGATCTCAAGTAAACTTCTGTCACGATTCAAGAATACTGGATTTGATGTGACTTATCATATTGCTCTGGAACCTGATTCTACATTTGGTTGATGGAATTTCTTTTATATTTGACCCCTATTGGTCGTGAAATCGTTCAAAACGTAATTCGTGCAGGATATCCAGTTCGAGAAAACATTGAGTTTTGTCGAGATAAGAATAGGTTTGGATACGGTGACTTTGATAAAATGGTCATCTGCACGAATAACATTAAAAATAGTGGATTTGATGTAGAGTTCTACATTAATGAAACTGTTTATCACGAAGGAGTTCATATGGCACATATGTGTAATGGATACAAACCATTTGGAATGAACACTAAAACTATGCCATTGCCTTGGAATAAGATAGAAGATATTAAAAAATCTGTAAAGATGTCAACATCTTCTTATCAAATGGAACACGAAGCTTATTGGATGGAGGATAAACCAGAAAAAGTTAATTACGTACTTAAAAAGTATTGTTTTTGATATGAACATCTTTGTCACTTCTCCGTTTCCCGCCGAATCTGCTATTTGCCTCCCCGACAAACACGTTGTTAAGATGCCCTTAGAGTGCTGCCAAATGCTCT